CGGCCTGCGCAAATACGGTGACAAATTCAACCGCGTGGTGCTGTTTGTCATGCACTCCGCCACCTACTTCGACATCGTGGACGAGGCGATCGCCAGCAAAATCTATGAAGAAGCTGGTGTGGTGGTATACGGCGGACAGCCGGGCACCCTGGGTAAGCCGGTGCTGGTGACCGATACCATGGACGCTGCCGCCATTCTGGGGCTGGTGGCCGGTGCGGTGACCGTAACCGAATCGCAGGCGCCGGGCTTCCGCTCCTACGACATCAACGATCAGGAAAACCTCGCTGTTGGCTATCGCGCAGAAGGTACGGTCAACGTTGAACTGCTGGGCTACAGCTGGGATACGGCCAAAGGCGAGAATCCGGATCTGACTGCCATCGGCACAGCCGGTAACTGGAAGAAGCATTTCACCAGCAACAAGTCCACTGCGGGTGTGCTGATCAAGCTGGGAACCTCCACGGGGGAGTAACACTGTCAGCGGATAAAACTTCCGCAACTGCTGACAGTACCGATGCGGTTACCCTTTCCCTGAAATACACGCGTAACGGCGCGGGCGTGTCCGGAGCGGCTGTCGCCTGGTCTTCTACTGGCGGCACGCTGAGCACTGCGGGATCGCAGACCGGCTCTGCCGGTGGGGCCACGGTGAAACTCACTTCTGATACCGCCGGAACGTTCACCGTAACGGGTACGGTCGATGGTGTGGCGCAAGCCAGTGAAGAAATTACTTTCACTGCCGCTACCGGAGAGTAACTGACGGGGCGAAAGCCCCGTTTCTTTGGGGGCAACGATGATCATTACCGATATCACTTCACCGGCCATGAACAGCTATGCGGGCGAGGGGGATTCGAGAGCCTTCGCAGAACTGCGCGATATCACGCTACCGGAAAAGATCTCGCCGTTGCTCATCAGGGCAATGGATTACCTGGAGGGGCTGGACTGGGCAGGCAGGCCGGGCAAGCCGAACCAGCCACTGGCGTGGCCGCGCGCCGGGATCATCCTTGACGGATACGAGCTGCCTGCCGGTGAGGTGCCGCGTCAGGTTGTTACCGCGCAGTGCATGCTGGCGGTCGAGGCGATGGATGGCGATCTGCTGGGCAGTGTGCGTGAGGCGGCCGTGAAGTCCGAGCGCGTGGAGGGTGCCGTAACCACGACGTATGCCGTTGCTGATGGTGAGGTGTTCAGACCGTCTTACCCGGCGGTGATGGCCCTACTCGGCGATCTGGCTGGTGCTCGTGGCTATGCAGTGAATACTTTTGCGGAGCGTGCATAACATGCCTGATTTAACGATCGTACCGTTCAAGCCAAAGCCTGAATCCGGTACCGATAATGCTGAAGTGATCCGACTGCTCACCGACGCCCTGGCACATGCCCGTAAAGGCTCATGCCATAGCGTAGTGCTGCTGCTCATCGACGGTGACGGTAACGCGCTGGATTGCTGGCACAACGGCGGCCGACCTTATGTCCTCGTCGGGGCGCTGGAGTCGCTGAAGCTGGATTTCATTAACGTGAATATTGAGCGCCGATAACATGCCTGTTAACTACCCCCGTATGAGAGCCACCAGCACCCGCCTGCTCACGGAGAACGGCGCGGAG